TGAAAAGATAAGAGCAAATATTAAGACTGGTAACTATGATCAAAATCAAAGAAAAGACATAGCAAGTCTTGCATCATACTCAATGAATACGCTTGAACTTGCACAAATGCAAGCAGATGCAGTCGCTTTGGAGCATGACGAAGCAAAGAAAAAGTTAGAAACAGAAATAGCATCTACCACTAATCTTGAAAAGAAGGTAGCATTACAAACAGAATTAAAAACATTAACTACAACTCAGGCACAAGAAACAGCAAAGATGAATAATTTGCTTTTAATGCAAATATATCAGGCTGAACAAGACTTTAGGGCAGTACAAAGTAATAGTGTTTGGGGCGGTCAAGCAATGCGTGAAGATGCATTTATGGATGCCTCTAGAACTAACGTAACCGAAGCATATAAAGGAACACAGTATGAAGGGGCTGCTAAAAAGTTTTTATCAAATACAAAGGGATTAGGAACTACACAATATAACGAAAAAACTGGTCAATATCAATCTACAGGATTTAAGACTGGGGCTGATGCAGAAACATTCCAGGCTAAAATGCAGATGCTTGTTGGCAGCAAGGTTTTAAATCCAGAAGAAGCAAACGCATGGATGAAATTATTTAAGGGAGAATTAAACCAGTTAGACTTCTTGATTAATGCTGGTATTAAACTACAAGGTGCTGGCAAGACAAAAGAACTATTTAACCTATTTAGTGATTTTAAAAGCAAGAAATTAGCAAAAGGTATTATTGCTGATCTTATATTAAGAAAGAAAAATCCAGAAGACTTTGACGCCTCGATGGAAGCGCTAAGAAATCTAAAGTCAATGGACGGATTAAGTATTGATATGGAAGTTGTATTAAAATCTGTTGGCTTAGAAGCAATTCAAAAGCAAATGGAAAATATAGAAACATTTAAAAAGACATTAGCAAAAGATGAAAAATATGCAGATGAAAAGGGTGGAACTGCGGGACTAGATCGTTTAGCGAAAGAAAATCCACAACTACAGGGTGCAGTTGAAGCATTAAAAGCAAATCAAAAAAGAATGGATGAGTTTAGAAAACTAGACCAGGAATCTCAGACCGAATATCTACAAAAACTTTCTGCTGGTGTAGTATATGAAGCAAATATTAAACAAGAGCAACTAGACGCCGACGCAGCAACATGGGCAAATATACAACTAGCAATGGACGAAAAGTATCAAAATCTTATAATTGGTAGTGAAAAATGGGAAGAAGCAAGACAAAAATTAATGGCAGAATATGCCACCAAAGAAGGAGTTGGAGATGCAAATGCTAGGGCGGTAGAAAAATTAGATCCAGTAGTTGTAAGTAGTATAACTCCTAAGACTGGTGGCAATACACCACTTGATAATGGTAAGGGAACTAATCCTCTAGATTTCTTAGATGACTTAGCACAAAGATTAAAGAATGTAAGAGATGGTGCGTTCAACGCAATGACACCATTAAAGTCTATCTTGGCATTATTTAATAGTAAGAAGGCTAAAAAAGATGTTGCTAATATGGTTACTCTATTTGATGGTTTGCAACATAGACTACTTAAACTTAAAGTTCCTGCAGAATTTAGAGATTATATTGCTAGTTTATCAAACGAAGATTTTAAGGCTTTAGCAAACCTTAAGGGCGATAAGCAACTATTTAAGTTTGCAAAAGATCCTAAAACTGGAAAAGAATTACCAAGAACAAAAGCAAATATTAGAGGACTAACTCGTACTGGTGAAGCAGTAATGCAAACCTACAGAGAGGTTCAATTAGGCGATGTTAATGTTGCACAAAAGGCAAAGATTTTAGAAATTCAAGACCAGCAAAAAGCATTTGATATGTTAGTCGCTAGTGGTATGAGTGCAGAAAATGCATTAGATCAAGTTCAAGATACTGCTATGGCTTCTGCAATTGCAATGGGAGCAGCAGGCAAGGCTGGCTCTAAGGAAATGAATCAGTTTGTAAAGGATATTAATTCTGCAACTGAAGCATCAAAGCGTTACGAAGTTATTTCAAATGTAATTAGAAAGAATGAAGAATTTAGAGCACAACAATCTATTCCAATGCTTGTATCTTCAATGAAGGCTCTCGGATATTCCACAGAACAAATCGATGAAGTCTTGTCGGATCCAGACTTAGCAAAACAATTAAATGAAGATCTTAAAGATGGAAAAATTGATGCACAGGCAATTGCAGATTACATTAACTCTATTCCAGCAAAAAAGATTATTGAAATTCAAACAAATATGAATAAGGGCGACTACGCAGCAGCAGCACAAGAAGGTATGGACTATGTAGATAGATTATTCCAGGTTCAAGAAAACTTAATCAGAACTGGTGCTGATTCAAGAAGTACTAAATTAGTTGATGATTTTAAGGCAAACGAAAGAGCGATTAAAGATAAAAACAAGCAGGCAGAAGGATTGCGTAGACAAATTGAAGGAATTCAAAAAGAAATAACAAAAATACAAAGAGATATAGATGAAACATTTAACAAGCCAATTGAAAAGATGCAAAAGCAAATTGATGTTAATCAAAGAGCGCTTGAAGTTGGTGGAGCATATAAGATTCAGGGTAAAGAAATGGTTCTTCCATATAAGTTATCTGGAAGATACATGGAAGAACTTAACCAAGAAAATAGTAAATTATCTAATGATTTAACTATTATTGGACATAAGTCAGAAGAAATAAATAAAAAGTATGATGATCAGGCTGAAGCATTAAGAAAAGTTAAAGAAGTTAATGATCAAATCATTCAACAACAAAAAGATCAACTTGATTTAGCAGATGCGATCACTAGTGGAGATATTTCTGCTGCTGCTCGTGCTGCCCAGCAATCCCGTGCCAATATGGCTGCAACATATGCTGACCAACAAATGGCTGCACTAGATCAGGCAAGACAAAATGAATTAGGTGGTTTGACAAATGATCAGGGCATGACTCAGGAACAAATTCAAGAAAGACAGTATCAGATAGGACAAGAACTATACAGAATTGAAACTAGCCCAGAACGAATGGCAATCAAGACTGAACAGGTAAGACTTGAAGACGAAATTTATAAATTAGAGCAACTTCGTGAAATTAAGTTAAAAGAAATTGAAGTAAAAGAAAAAGAAATATATGATATTCAGGTTAATAAACTTGAACCATTAGAAGAAGAAATAAGAATATTAGAAGATGCAAATGCTGAAATACAGGACCAAATTGATAAACTTGTTGAACAAATTAAAGTTCAGGGAATGTCAAAGGATGAGTGGGAAAGAATTAAGGCAAAGATAGAGGCCTCAGATCTTGCTGCCAAAAATATGGATGTTGCTTTAGCAGGACTACTTGCTGCTTCACAAGCAATTAGCAAAGAGTGGGATGCTATTCTTGCTAAGTTAAGAAGTTATTCAACAGTTTCTGCTAATGTCACAGCACAGGCAAATACATTTACTCAAACTGCAGCATCAAATGCTACTCAGAATCCAGTTACAGTTGCTCAAACTCAAGCCGAAAAAGATGCAGCCATGAAGGCTGAAATAGATAAATTAAGTAAAGAAGCAAAAGCAGCAAGTGGAAGAAATTATACAACAGATGCAGAAATGGATCGTATATTAAGTATAGTAGGTTCTCCATACGCTCCAAAAAATGATTCTGCTGCTTCCGCTCAAATGGATATAGATGAAAAAGCAAAAATTGCTAATATGAGGGCTGCACAGACACCCGTTCTTACTCCAGCAACAACTGTCATAGCAAATAGAAGACAGCAGTTTGGATATATTTCTAGCGGTGGATTAGTTCCTAAATATTTTGCTAGGGGTGGCTTTGCTAAGGGCACTGATACAGTACCTGCGATGTTAACTCCAGGAGAATTTGTTATGAGTAGATATGCAGTAGACTCGTATGGCGTTAATACAATGAAGGCTATAAATGGCGGTACAGCAATAGGCGACTCAGTGTATAATTATAGTATAAACGTTAATGTAAAGTCTGACGCTAATCCAGATGAGATTGCTCAGGCAGTAATGACAAATATACAGAGAGTTAATTCTCAGCAACTAAGGAGTGTTAGGTTATAATGGCTACTAGCGCATATATGACAGGTCGTCAAAAATATAGTAGACCACAAGCCATGCTTTGGTCTGACAATTCTGGAAAGTTAGAAAATGGTTTGTATGTTCCAAACGGGCTTGAAATAGGTTCTAACCCAGGAACAGAGACTGATCCAAATAATCTAGATCAATTTTTAATATTATCAGACCACAACAGATCTGCTATTGATTTCAATACCACTAGAATTGAAAAACGAGAAAGAATGATTAATGGTAGAATGAGATCTTACCATGTAGCCGATAAATTATCTATTAGTTTTAGTTATCAAAATCTACCATCTAGAGGATTTTGGCTTAATCCAGATTTTGATTCTCAAGGAAAAAGCGATAAGTTAAATCATACCGCAGATGGTGGTGCTGGCGGTGTTGAATTACTAGATTGGTATGAAAATCATAAGGGATCTTTTTGGTGTTATTTAGCATATGATAAATATTCTGTATTTGGAAAAGACGATGCTGCGTATGGACACTTACCACAATATAATCAATTAGTAGAAGTATTCTTTTCTAACTTTACATATAAAGTAAATAAAAGAGGACCAAATCTTGACCTATGGGATTTCTCTATTAGTTTGGAAGAGGCATAATGTGGCAAAGTGAAGAACTTAAAAAGCACATAGAAAACTCATCTGTTGTTAAAACACAGAGTGCCGTTATTGCTGAGTGGAACTTAAATTCACCAACAAATATTTTTAAAATTGGTAACTATAGGTATAGGCCAACAGTAGCAGATTCATTATATAAAACCATACCGTCTAACTTTGATCCTTTAGAAAATACAGATACACCAGTTAAATTTTACTACGGTGCTACAGATGCAGATGTTGTAATAGATGGTGGTATAGACCCAGAAGATAATAATACGCCTTTAACCTTAAAACCAAAAAAGGAAAGCATAAGGATGTTATATTCTTTAGAAGATTGCTTTAAAACTTTTAGGCCACGATCTGGAATAAATAAGGCTAGGTTTTTACCAGGCCAGTACTTGCATCACCCAAACATTAATATGTCTAATAGACCAAGATACTATATGCCAGATCCTAAAGATGTGTTTAAATACTGGACATCTTTTAGAACAGAGAACGGTATTGAATATGGAATATCTACCCTAAAAAATGGAGAATATTCTATAGAGGATACTGCCCCATTTGTTGTTTATAAAGAAGAAATCTCTGCTAATAGGGTAGTTATAAAAATGCAAACACATGTAGGAACTAAAGATTTGGGCACATTTACTTCTGCTTCTGAATCAATCTCAGACCCTTTTTACGGCAATGATAAAAAATCTACCCCAGTAAGATGGAAGGTTCAGGCATTAAAAAATAACTCGTGGACTGATTTAACTTCATTTACGCAGTCTTCTACAAGGTCAGACGGAACTCCTATTATCAAGGAAGATGGGTATGTAGAATTATCTTATGGCCTAATAGTTCCAAAGCAATACAGGGATATTTTTGTTTATGCAGAACAGTATTCATCTGATTCATTTTTACCAGAAAAATCAGTAAATGGTTATGCATATTTTATTGCCGAAAACGAAAACGATATAGGTCAATTCCATATTTGGCTTGATGAAATAAATGATTATAGAGTTTTTACCCCACAGTACGGATGGTACTTAGAAGAGTCAGAGGTTGATAGATTAACTAACTTTGTGACAGATATGACTAATCCTAATAAATATAAAAATGTAAATGGTTTAGATGTTTATAGAGAGTTTGATAAATTTAAGGGTATTAGATTAGTTATTGATACAATGAATAAGGCAAATTGTACATTTGATCTAATTGAAATTTCACCAAGGCTAGTAGCAAATATAACTGATAAGGTGCAAAATTTTTCTGTTAGGAAAAGTGCATCAGACCTTGGAGTAAGCGGTATGCCAGTTGGACAACTTTTGGCTTCTACTGGGTCTCTTTCTATCTTTGATTATGATGATGCCTTTAATCCAAATAACCCTAATAGTATTATTCAAAATTATATTAATAGGCATATTCAAATAAAGTTTTATGACATAGTATTTAATGTAGACGGTTGGGATTATTATGTACCTATTAAGACATTATATTCTGATGGATTTCCAAAAAAAGAAAATGCATCACAAACTGTTTCCTTAGAGTTAAGAGATTTATTTTTTTATTTTGAAAACTTAACTGCGCCACAGACATTAATGACAAGCGTATCAATTAGTTCTGCTGTAGCAATGCTACTCGACTCTATTGGGTTTTCTAATTATACTTTTAAGAGAATAGATGGAGAAACAGAAATGATTATTCCATTTTTCCATATAGAACCAGACAGCAGCGTGGCAGAGATTTTAAGAAACCTTGCAATTTCATCACAGACCGCTATGTTCTTTGATGAGTACAATAACTTTGTAATGATGAGTAAAGATTATATTATGCCTACCATAGAGCAAAGACCAACAGACCTAGTGCTTTCTGGAAATGATCCTAAGAATGCTAATGATATTTTGCCAAATATTATGGAAATAGCATCTGAAGATAATCAGGTTTATAATGATGGAAGAATTAATTATCCCGAAAGATATATTCAAAGATCAGTCGGTAGTATTAAGCAAGCAAGTTTAATTGACATGGATAGAAATTGGATATACAAGCCAGTGCTTCTTTGGGAAGTTTCTGGAACCCAGAATACAAAATCAGTTAATAATGAAAGCGGGAATCAATCCACTTACGTACTAAGTGCAATTCCTCTTAACTCTAATTTATCTGATAAAGTTCCTAGCGTTGTCAATAGACAGATTGTAGATAATGTTATGGATCTTGGAGAAGGAATTTATTGGATTGCTAGATATAATGGATACTTTTATTCAAATGGAGAAATTATAAAGTATGATGCAGTAGAATATAATATTTCTGGAGTTGGAAATGTTTGGGTTAGTAGCACGAGAGAATACGAATATTATTTTTCACAATTACCATTTAATGGAAAAATGTATCCTACAGGGCTTGTGAGAATATACTGTGAGTCAAATTATGAAGAAGTTAATGGATTTTTAAAATTAAAAAATGGTGCAGTTGCAAAGCATGGTCGTGGTCAATTTGGAACAGCAATTACATCGCATAATGCTGGACTAGACCCATATTGGAGAAGTGATGCTAATGTTCGTGGTTGCACAATGGAATCAAAGTATTTATTTGAAAATAACTTAACGCTTCCAGCAACTACTACAGGTCCTGCAGGTATTAATAATGACCTGGCCAAAAAGACAACACGAAATGGTGTTATTAGAAACTTTATGGCTGCTACATATAATTCTGAATCAGATGTAAATAACTTCGCAGAAACAAAACCTGGAACAATTCAGTCTTCTGCTTTAGTTATGCAGGGGCCATCAATTCCAGTAACATTAAATAAAAGAGATTTTATTTCTTATATTTATAAACCATTAAGTAACAAGTTTAAGCATTTTGGCACAAGAATGAGAATTATAGGAAAGATTGAAAAAAATGCCAATAGATCACAGACAGCAAATGGCAGTACAAACTATATTGTTATTCCAGGACTAACTCCAGATAAAGATATTGCTATCTCTGGTGGCGGTGGTGGCTTGGCTATTATGATTAACCCAGAAACTAATAATGGATATTATCTTGAGTTAAGTGCACTAGGCAATTCTAATATATCTGCATTAGAAAAACAAAATGTTCATAATGTTATGTTCTATAAAATTAAAAAGGATGCTTCTTCCTCAAGTGCTATACCAGTTAAATTATGGGAGGGACTTGGAAAGATTATTGTAGATGATGGTAGGTTCACTGGCCAGTATAGAATGGCTGCCGAACAAAATGTCACAGTTTATGATATTGGAATTGAATATGAGGAACTAGGAAGTTCTAGAGTATTTCATTTATACATGAATGGTTCGCTTTTAACTACAGTTGTTGACCAAGATCCGTTGCCAGTTTATAACAATATGGCTTTGTTCACTAGAGGCTCTTCAAGATTAATGTTTGAAAACATATATGCTTTAGCAAATAATTATAGCCAAAATGCTGTATTTGCTTTAGACACACCAGTTAATAGTATTTTTGATGATGAGATTAATGCAACAGAATCGTTTCGTAAATATGCAATGAGCGGAGTTGTTCAAGGCACCTATTTGTCTGGTATTAGCAGTTCTGAGCCACCAAAATATAGCATGTACTTTGATGAGTTTGGAACCATTATGAGAGAGGCAGCAATATTTAATATTAAATATGATAAGGCTTACCCAGCATTATACGCAAAGATGTCTCCCACATTTAATAAAATAAAGGGGTATACCGTCTCTGGATTTAGGGCTGGTTCATATGGAGCAGAGTTTATGGTGTTTAATGCAACTGATACTGCACTAAGCCTAGATGAAACTACTGGTAACTACTTAAGAATACAGGGTATAACATTTACACAACAGTCGAATGGCGAGTTAACCGTCGATCAGTATTATTCTAAAAATAGTTCGTTTTCTGATCCACAAATTGAAGGAACAAATGTTGTTGTTTCTCCATTCAAGATTAAAAAAGATTATGAAGATATTAAGTTAAGCAGAATGACTTACGGCAAAAAAGACTTTTCTATATCAACTCCGTACATTCAAACACAAGATGAGGCAAATAATTTAATGAAATGGTTATTGTCAAAAACTATAAAGCCAAGAAAATCTTTAGGTTTAAAAATTTTTTCTAATCCAATGATTCAGTTAGGAGACATAGTATCTGTTAAATATACTAAGGATAATATTGATAAGGTTTTAAATTCCAGATATGTTGTTTATTATATGGAATATCAGAAGGGTCAGAATGGCCCAGACATGACGGTATATTTAAGTGAGGTTCTGTAATGGCAGTTAATGCAACACCACCAATTCCTAATGCAACATCTAGCACACCCAAGCCACTTCCAGTTAAGGTTGCTACACCAGAATTAATTATTCAGCCATCAGAAACTGTACCTATCGAGATAATGACAGATCTAGTATTTGAGGATATCGGTGGTCAAGAATTAATCAATATTGCAAGAAATGACTTGGTTAATGGACAGGACGTTATCTATAATCCTATTAAAAATCTTAGTGCCATATTTTTTCAATATAATCCACAAAATGTTTTGGCATTACAAAAAACCTCAGAATCATATTTTAGAAACTTTCCTATTAAACTAGGTGACAAAATACCAGAATGTGGTACAGGATATACCCTTAATCCAGAAGATGCAGACCTAGACATAACCAAGCAAAGACAAATTCCAAATTGTAAGATAGTGTATACAGACCCTATAACAGGAGATCTCATAATTAATGTTATTAATATGAATAAAGAAGAGCAGGTTGAAGTGCAGATTCTGCAGCAAGGAATCGTACTTAATGCTACAATATATGAGGTGAATGAACTATGATAACTGACAGTGGTAAAAATATAATAGCAAAATACTTGGTGGGTCAGTCACCAGCCTACGCATCCTACATTGCCGTAGGCTGTGGAGCCAAGCCGTTAGACCCAGATCCAGAGGTGCCATTCGGAGATTATTCTAATCAAACCTCGTTGGACTTTGAAATGTTTCGTGTTCCTATTACATCAAGAGGATATATTAAAGATGAAGATGGGGTTGCCAAAATAGTTTTAACTGCAGAACTTCCAACAGAAGAAAGATATGAAATTTCTGAAATTGGTGTTTATTCTGCAGGATCAAATCCCACAGCAGGTGCTTATGATAGTAAAACATTATTTTCATTTTCTGAGTCTGAAAATTGGAAATACAATAATCAAACAGCGTTAACTCCAAAGTATCAACCATTGGATACAACTGGAACTAGTGGTGAAATTCACATTAAAAATAATGACGGTCAAGATACTATGGCGTTTTCTACAAATGCAAATAATAGAATTTTTACTAACCCTGAAAGAGTTGAAAGGTACGAAAGATGTAGATTTTTAAACAACATTGTAATCGCTAATGGCTCAATGTCAAATTTATCTACAGAAGTTGATTCTAATAATATAACAAGATTAAAGGTAAATGCTGGTAGTAATTATATAGGTATTAAGGGAACATCTTTAAACCTTGACAAGAATGCGCCAACCGATCAGATAAGATTGGCGTTTTCTGTTGTAAATAAAAATAAAGTTGATGTAGAGCCAGTTAATCCAAATAAAGTATATATTTTAATAGAATTTTCTAATAGTGATGTTTATGGCGAGGGACAATGGGCTAGATTTGAAGCAATTGTAGATTCTTATGATTTTGCAACAAACAGATATTTGGTTATTTCAAAAGAGTTGCAAAATTTAAGAACCAGTTCAGATGGTTTTAGTTGGGACGCTGTTAATACTGTCAAAATCTATGCCTCAGTTATTAAAAATAATCAGATATCTGATGACTTTTACATTTGTTTTGATGCAATAAGATTAGAAAATGTTACATCAATCAATCCACTTTATGGGTTGGTTGGCTATTCTGTAATTAAAAATACAGATGCAGCAACAATTATTAAAGAATCTAACACAACTAGTTATATTGAATTTAGATTTGGGATGAATATAAACAATGGCTGATCAAGGTATTAAAAAAGTTATTGTCTCAAAATCTTCCTTGCCACCAGCAGGAAAAGATGGTGAATATTTAGTTCGATATAGGATAGTTTCTGAAGATAAAAATAGATACTCACACTGGTCACCAATTTACAAAGTTTTTGCAAAAACATTACCAGAAAACTTTAATCCACAAAACAATGGCACGATTGAAAAGGTAGGATCAATAGTCATGGTTGCTTGGAACATGTTTGAAAATACATCATTATATGATATATTTGTAAAATATGACAATGATACCAATTATGTATACCATGGATCATCTGTAACTAATTCGTATTCTATTATTAAAGAAATTAATAAAAATACTATTCATATTGCAGTTCAATTAGGCAGAGTTATTAAAGAAGAGGTCGCTAATAATACCGTCTATGCTGGAACTTTAAGTTTGGTATAATATACTAGGAGGAAATATGGCAACAATACCACTACCAGAACGAGGACAACCTTTAGATGTCAATTATATTTATGCCTTAGCAAATGCTATTAATGAGGTAACAAGGCAGGTCTCGCCATCATCTTCTAAGTACGTAACTATTGATACTCCTGGGGATGGCCCAAGATCAGTCAAGGCTTCAGATACAAGAATTATAGGAACAGAAAAGGTAGTAGTCACCAATGCGTCAAAAAATATAGGTGACGAAGAACCATTTGAATATGTATTTCCTGCAGAATTTAAGTTTAAGCCAATTGCAACTGCCACACCAGTTAATATTGGACAAACAAATGCTGGAGAAAATGTTTCAGTAGTTTTAAAAAGCGTTGGCACTTCTAGAGTAGAAGGGTTAGTTAGATTTAATGAAACTGGAAACTTGTCTGTCTCAGTGCACATACTTGTTGTTGGCATACCTCTTTAATGATAAAATGTACAAAATGTTTTCGCAAAATGTTAGTAGACAGGATGTACAGTTCGATTTCTCATTTAGAAATTTATTGTTTAGTATGCGGATCAAGAAAGTTTTTTCATCCGCCATCTGAGTCGGAGGAAGGCAGATGGCTACTAAAAAAGGAAATAGAACGAGCGAAGAGTACAATGTCGCCCCTGTAATTCCTGGCAATAAAAAGGTTTGGTTTTTAAATAAAGATTTAGTTAGAATTGTGCATTATAACAGATCTAATGGCATTATGTCAATCTATAATATTAATAAAGATAGATTAGAGAGTTGTTTAATTAGTGATTTTAAAACAAAAAGAGAAAGAGCG